GCCCCGGTACATAGCCCTTGGACGCATATACGGATACTTTATCACGTAGACGCTTGAGAGCGGGAGTCCCTTTAAGAAAGGCATCGATGAGCTTTTGTCCATCCTTAGCACTACCACCGACAATCGATCCAACCTTTGCCGGGCCAGCACCATACATCCAGCTGTAAATAAATGTCTTCGCTTGGTCACGTGTTTGTAGTCCGGCTGCTTTTTGGTTAATCGTGTGGATGTCCGTCCCATCTTTAGACGATCCCTCACAGACTGTTTTAACATACGCTTCATCCCTCATATAGTGAGCAAGCATTCGTAGTTCCAAACCACTAGCATCTGCCCCAACTAACACATTACCTTCTTCCACCGTCCAACACTGCCTACACTCTGGCCCATATGGTGATCCTGAATTGGGAATTTGTGCCATATTAGGTTTCATGTGGGTAGCTCTTCCGGTTACCGCTCCGTTCGTAATCACACGCCCGTGTACCCTACCATCGTCCTTCACAACCTCTAACCACGACTCAATCTGAGCTATACGTTTCTGGAGCATGAAATACTCAGCGATCATCTGAGCCTCTGGGAACTTCAAGCCTTGCAACGTACTTTCATCAACGATCACTGATCCCTTCTCAGTCTTCTTAGTTGGTTTCCAACCAAGTCCAATGAGCTTATCAGCTACCTGTTGTCTAGAGGCAGGATTGAACACTACAAGCTCAGGCTTCAGTACCTTCCCTGTCTTCTCAGAGATCCGCTCAACCTCGTACGGAGGCCATTGTTCCTGCATCCTGTCGTTGATAGCGCTCATCTTGCCCTTGAGTTCAGCCAGTAAACAAGTAGCGTGAATGACATCTAGTTTGAATCCATTCTTCTCTTGCTTACTTATTATCGAGGCAACCCGATGCTCAAGTTGTACGCTATCATCAGAGAAGTCCATGAGTACAACATCGTCTGAAAGTCTTCGGAATAGGTTGCAAAGAACATCAACGTCACGCTTACAATAAAACTCAAGGAGGCTATCAATAGGCGTATCAAAACACTGTCCATCATACTCTTCCCTTCTGTTCATCATCCATTGCCAAGTCGCCTTGTAGTCCAGCTTCGCTACTCCTAGGGACTTTCCCCATGCGTCTAGACTGTGTCCCCCGTCCCTTGTCGGTTCTAGTAGCCTTGACACTACGAGTGTGTCGTATGCTTGCTTCAGTCCAATCTTGGTCTTCCAGAGCCTGTTTAAGATCGGAAAGTCGAATGATATTCCGTTGTGAGCTGCGATCAACGTAGCGTCCTTTAAGTAGTCCCAAAGTCCTGTTGGAGCTTTCCATACTTTCACTTCTCCTGTGTCAATGTCCTGAGTTACGCACAAATGTATAACATCATGTGCTAAGTTTGTTTCAATGTCTAGAGCTAGACGCATTTAGATACTCAATTGCTTTTTTTAGTCGTTCAGGATCATCCGAAAACTTACCTAATCCGTGATTACAGTTTGTGCACAAAAGTGCTCGATATTTGCCTGTCTTGTGGTCATGATCTACGTTAAGTTTCCCGTGTTGTTCTTCTGTCTCGTGTTTTTGGCAAATAAGGCAGCAACCTTTTTGCTTCTGTCGCTCTTGTTCATAAAACTCTGGAGTTATCCCATATTCCTTAAGTTTTGAAATTCGCATATGGTGTCCAGTGCGTGTTGAATGGCATTGCTTGCACTCAAACCGATAAGCCTGTGTCCCATCTTTACGCCTCTTTCCACTTTTCCAAAACTCTGAAATACATTTGATTTCACCACAAGTTCCACACTGTTTTAAACCTTCTTCATCTTTACGCGCTGGCATGTTTCCTCCTATGGCTCATAATATAGCACATTGTGAGTCACTTGTCAAGTTTGTTTTGACGTGAAGGGATCGTATCGTGAGCCATGTTCGTCTCGATGTCCAGTGCAATTCTTTTGGTCATTCTTCTCTTTCAATAAAGCTTCTACCTCTCTTGCAAGCATGTGTGCAGATGTGTAGTTTATTTCGTCAATTTCTTCATCTGTTAAGTTTTGCCATGTCATTTACGTTCCTCCGTCATTTCAAGTTAATGAACAGGCCAATCTGTGCCAGACTGTAGCCAAGCCACATGATACCAGCACCCATGTCACCTTTGAGCCACTGTAGCGTCCCTACAACAGCGTAGCCGATACCGATAGTACCTACGATAATCATTTCAATCATTTATAAATCCTCTTTGAATTCTACGTTGTGTTCTTTTGATTTCTCTTCTAAGAACTTCATAAACTCATCGTATATCTTTTTAGGCATATCTTCTTTCCTTACTTGATGATACCTACCAATGTATGAAGTCTGTCCTATACAGGGGAATCTCTCCATGTCAGGATCTTCATACGCCCAAGACCAATAAGTAAACCTCTCATCTTGATTGTTCTTAAACCTGCTTCGATCTCTACTGAATACTATTCTGTATCTCAGATCACCCTTAGACCCATTACCGTACTTATGGTGAGCATCAAAGACTTTGTAATACTCAATCATAGCTCCTCCACGCCTCAAAGAGGCTCAATTGTTACTTCAATCATCCTGCCTGTGTTCATGTCGTACTTGAGAGAACACGCAGGGCCAGCTACAACTACCTCGCCTCTACAGACACTAATGATAGGAAGAAGTAAATCATAACCGTCACAACGCATCACGACAGTGTGAACTTTCATTTCTTCTCGCACGTTTTCTATTGCTCGCGCTATTTCCTCATAAAAAATCTCTTTTGTTACACAGTTAGTTTCGTCACTCATGATTTGTTTGCTCCAAATGTGAAAGATCATAGCCGTTTTCATGGAATTGTTTCCAGTTGTCAGCCATCTTCTTAAAGTCTTCGTAGTTTGAATCGCTTTTCATAGAGTTTGCTTTGTGAGAAATTACCCATACATTATCCTTTGTATAACCTCTTGAGCTATCAATACGATCTAAGCTAAAGGACGAATGTTTAGAACCTTTTCTGCTTTCAGTAACGAACATTTCGATACCAAGCAAAGGACAGTATTTAGGTAAAACAATGTCTTTCTCTGTGAGATCGAATTCATAACCATATGTACGTGACCTTGCCCTTGCAGCGTTTAACAAACGATTCTTTAGCTTACGTCTGTAGTATTCTCGACCTTTCTCTTGAATCTTTGGGCGGTTAGCTTCACGGTATTTCTTGACATCTTCGAGGACTTTCTCTTTGTTGTCGTGGTAATACTGCTTAGCTTTGGCCTTAACTTGCTCTTTGTTGTTTTGATACCATTCTTTAGTGGACATAGAAGACTCCTTAAAGCATCTAATGTACACTAAAAACAGATGTATGTCAACTCTATTTATAGCTCTTCAAGTGTTTTTTCATACATTCTTCCTGTTTTTTGGTCGTAGAATAGACTTCCAGCAGGGCCAGTGGCGCCGTTATACCTGTTCTTAGCGACTGCAACCTTGGTTGTATGACGCACTTCAGGGTCATCACTCATGGAGTTACGTTCCAAGGTAATAACAGCATCAGACAACTGAGCAATAGCACCAGAGCCACGTAACTGAGATAAGGATACTGCTTCACCGTCTTCATGTCCTTTGTTAGATGTACTAGGTCGTTTCAAGTGAGATACACAGATCAAGGTAATACCTGTCTCCTGTACCAATGTCCTCAAGCGTGTCATCAAGACATCAATGCTCTTGCGCTCATCAGCCCCATCAAGACCAGAGACAAGGATAGAGATGTGATCCAAAAACACAATACGACAATCACAAGAACGGGACATGTATCTAATGCGATTAAGTACGTTGTCCAAAGCAATGGAGCCAAAATGGTCAAACAAAAACACACGATTAGTACCCAAAGTAGCATCGAAAGACTCCTTTAACTCAGCATCAGTTACCTCTGTGTCCGGTAAGTGAAGTTTTTTATTAGCGTGTAAAGACATAATAGATCGAGCTGTCTTACGCACTGATTCCTCTAAAAACATACCGCCTATATTCCATTTGGTTGTCTTCAAGATTTGAAAAAGAATCTCTCGTAAGAACTGAGATTTGCCTAATCCCGATCCTGCCGTAACAGTGATAAGCTCAGCGGATCGTAACCCATAAAGGAGATCATTGAGTCCCTTGAAGGGATAAAAGGCTTCGGCGATTGGTTCGGGAGTGGATACACTATCCCAGAGTTCGCTAGCTGCAATGATGCCATCTGGTTTAAAGCTCTCAGCTCTCCACCATTGATTAACATAGTCAGCTCCTCGTCCGTTAATAAGGTAATCACAGGCATCTTTACAATCCTTTAAATGTTTAACAATCTTAACCTTGTTTCCAAACAGTTCAGCAACCTCTTTAGCAGCCTTCTGACCGGGTTCATCAGCGTCAAAACAGATCACGATAGTCTCGAAGCTATCTAGGTACTCATACTGAGCCTTGCAGTCTTTAACAGCCGCTGAAGCCCCATTACGGATGCTCACAGTAGGCCACTTGCTGCCTGTCATCTGATAAGAAGCCAATGCGTCTAACTCGCCTTCAACGATGGTAATGTACTTACCTTCTTTTTGAAACAGATTCTGCCCGAAAAGTCCCGCTTTCTGAAAGTTTCCGGTGATTGAGAATGTTTTGTTCTCTACAGATCGGATCTTTTCAGCCACCTTAGTCCCTGTTTCCGGATCATAATAAGGATAGTAGTGTTTGTTATCAGCTTGAGTAACACTAAAGTACTCACAAGTCTCTCGTGAGATACCTCGATCTACTATAGCCTTAACTTCTCCTGTTGTCTTCATTGTGAATGTCTTCGTCTTTGTTTGAACTGGAGGAACGTACTCTGATTCCCCTCGTCCATAGGTGTTACAGGAATGGCAGTACGTGTGGCCATCGTCATAGTAGCTATTCGCATCTGAGCTACCACAAGTCTCACAAGGGCCATGACGTAAGAATTTACTTGCTACTTTTAGATTCATTATGCTTCACCTCTTGCTCGGATTAAGTCGGTGATTTCAACAGCCGCACCTTGAGCGTCATCGCTATCCACACGCTTCCATCCGTAGTCCCAAGCCATCTGTGCACACGCCTCACGCTCTTTAGACGCTGCCGCTACTGCTACCAGTTTGGCAAAGTGATAAAGACTGTCCGGATTGCACACTAAACATTCTTCAAATTCCCAATGTTTTGTGAATGAACACTGTCTAGCCATATCAATAATTTCATTACGATACTCCGTATCTGCTTGTTTATTCATTGTTCAATTCCTTACAGATGTCAATGTCCATCTCAAAGACTTGCAAGCCTAAGAGCTTCTTCTTCTGATGGTAGACCTCACGTTTCCTAGCGTTAGCCCTGTCCATAGTTTCACGTTTGAATACCCTGCGTTCAGGCTTGACGTACTCAAAAGGCCAGAATTCTTTGATGTGGATAGACTTTATGTCGTCGCTTTTAATCATGTCAATAGTCGCTTTCTAAGTCACAGTAGCGACCACAGTCACCACATTGTCCGTGTTGTCCATCAGGTGTTCTGTGCATAGGGCCACCACAGTAGTCACAAGACCATTCGTATTCTTCATCTTCAATGTCTTCTTCAATGTAATCGTCTTCGTCATGTGTGTTCATAGTCTGTTGCTCCTTCTTTCGTCCAAAAATTGCATCGTAGTTGTTACGATAAGCATCACTATCCTCGTTACGTCTTACGCTACCCTTACCGCCATCTGACATGGGTTTACTTGTGCTCATTGTTTACCTCTTGATGGTAGAAGAAGGTTAAGAATGTAGTTAATCATATGTTCTTCTCCTTGAGTATTTCTTCTGCAAGTTCCGCCGCCCTACCTGTGGATTTATCAGCGTGGTTGTAGATACGAATCCAATCATCATTATTCAGCCCAACCCATGTTATGTCACTGCGTGACGGGCGTTGTTGCCGTCCCTCTGCCGTTCCGCAGGAACATAGGACATATGGTGTGGTGTAGAGAGGTTCATTGTTTGGTGAAGGCTTACCATCAGCCCCAATTACTGGGTCATCAAAGTCACGATAAACATAGTCGTCTGCACTGTGACCCCAGTTAGGCGCTCTCCACGCCACAGGCTCACCCAAATGCTCGCTATCGCTGCGCTGCTCTACGCTATCGCTTTGCTTGGCTAGTGCTTCGGCAGCTTTAAATCCTGCATTAAAAAACCCCTCTGCTTCTGCTCTGCTGATTCCTGTGTTCCAAAGCGGATGCAGGGTTTTGCAGTACGCCTCAAGCGCCAGACGCATGGCTTTTTCATTGCTTATGTTCATAACTTCACTCCGTCCCACTTAGACAAGTCAGCGATGATGTCAGCTAGAACAGTCTCAGTCAGTCCTTTGTAGGCTGTGTACCCTTGGGTATAGGCTTTAAGAGATTCGAGCATCTGACAGGCTTCTAAGGCTTTCTGAGCACACTTGTACGCATATTCCTCGGAAGGTTTCCCTAAATCATATTCAATTGTTACTTTCATTACATTTTTCCTTTCATGTTGTCACTTAAGTGACACTTTGATTAAAGTGAAGACAAACACACATAGAGACATTACCATTGTTTCTCTCCCATAGCAGCCCTAAGATCAGACGTTACTTTATCCCATCCATAGACAACAATCAATTCAACAAAAGCATTAATTGTGTGAACATAGTGGGCTTCTTCCATCATTAGAGTCTGTTCTCTAATTTCTTCTTCGTTTTCAGACATAAAATCTTTCATGTTATCCCCTTTATACTTTAATGTCTTTAATGAATTCATTAATAGTAATAACAATAAGATGGTATTTACTTTAATGAATCTTTAATGTCTTTAATGTTCATCTAAGTCTCTATAGTTACTTATTAGATCATCAAAGTCTTCTAGTGAAACCCCTGTGTCAACCTCTGAGTCTTCATCGGGTTCATCGTCTAAGTCAGCCTCTGTGATTAAATCCTTCCTGTCGATTAACTTCACAAAAGGCTTTATGTCTTCAAGACAAACCTTACATAAGTCCATGTATTGACCAGTCACAGCATTCTTCAATGTTGCTTGATACTCAGTCAATAATCTATCGCAAGCTCTACAGTGCATTGTTTCCTCTCTAGGCTACCTAGCCATTGGTTGATTGTTTTAAGTGCCTTCTAAACCTGTTTAAAGGCTTCCTAGAAGCATTGGAGACTCAACTCCAAAGTTAAAAGCAATAATCTGACAGAATAAACGATATTGCTCCAAATATTCCTTATTGTTTTTGTGTGTTTTCTCTATCTGATCTGAAAACTCTTTCACCGTTCCTTTAAAACAACCACAGATAACACAAACTCCTATTTTTTTATCCTTGAATGCTGTTGTAAAACGACCGCTAGATTTTGCAGGACCTATTAAAAACCATTGTGTACGGTTTTCGATACATGCGTCCCTAGAAACCCTTGCGTTCCCAGAAACCCCAGCGAACCCATAAACCTGTGCGTTCCCATAAACCTGTGCGTTCCCATAAACCTTTGCGTCCCCATAAACCTGTGCGTTCTCAGAAACCCATGCGTCCCCATAAACCTGTGCGTTCCCATAAACCTTTGCGTCCCCATAAACCCATGCGTCCCCATAATGGCTTAAATTGTGCTCTTTTTCAACATATCCTCCTAAATCCCCCGCCATTACGGCTACACCTATTGACACTAAAGCACGAATACGGAAAAGAGTTCGACCTAGGTGTTGTTTAGTGTCGTTTGTTAATAATTCATACTTTTTAATGTTTTCAGTTTTCATTTCGTTTATTCCTCTAAAATTGTTTTAAATTGGAGACTCAGGGATCTTCTCCCTTTGTTGTCTATTGTATTCTTCCTCTTGTTTTTTATCCCAAGGAATCGGTGGATATGACGGGAAAGGCCAGACTACCATAGATCATGCTCCATTATGAAATCTACAGTGTAGAAGATGAGAATCATTGTCATTTAGATCCCCTAATGCTAGGAAATGAGTCTAAAGGTTGTTCTCCTTCAAAATAGGTATCCTGAAGCAGAGGCGATGGTTCACTGCTATAGACATAGCCACAGTCACAGCATTGGACTGCATTAGGAACGCCTACATTAGCCCAATCCCACTCAAAAGACTTACATTGTGGGCATTGTTTTTCATCTGTGTTGTCAGTCATAGTGTCATTCTCCTATGTGATGTGTTAAATTGTCAATTGAGTCACCGAAGTTGTCCCATTCTCTGAAGAATTCTAAGTCACTCCCTGCGGTGCGTAGATCATCGGCGATAGACAGTTCATTAATGATTGGTGAATACTTTTCTAGTACTTTTTTAGCCTGAGACAATAGGAAGATAAGTTCATCTCTAGTCGATGTCAATTCATCCGTCAATGGGTTAC